CACGGCCGTAAATAAGGTCCGTGAGTTAAAGCGGTTCGTCAAAGGGGTACAAGGCGGCTCGTCCGCATCCAAGACGTACTCCATCCTTGCCGTTGAAATTGACTATTGCACGAAGAATCCCTACACGGAAACGAGCGTCGTAGCCGAATCCATCCCACACCTCAAGCGTGGGGCCATGAGGGACTTCATGAAGATTATGACCGTTACTGGGCGGTTCAACGCTGCCCGATGGAACGCCACCGACTTTCGGTACAAGTTCGCTAACGGGTCTTACATCGAGTTCTTTTCGGCTGACGATGACTCCAAGTTGAGGGGTGCAAGGAGGGACAGGCTCTACATGAACGAGGCCAACAACCTTTCCTTCCACGCTTACACGGAATTGGCAGCACGGACCAAGCAGTCGGTCATCCTTGACTGGAACCCGGTCAACGAGTTTTGGTTTCACTCCGAACTGATGCAAGACGAGGACGTGGACTTCCTCATTCTAACCTACAAGGACAACGAAGCCTGCCCCAAGAGTGCGAGGGACTTCATTGAGAAAGCGAGGGTCAAGGCTGAAACTTCGGAGTATTGGGCTAACTGGTACAAGGTCTATGGCCTCGGTCAGGTCGGGACGCTACAGGGTGCGATATACGAGGACTTCGAGGTTGTGGAGGGTATCGATGTCAGCCGAGCCAAATTCGTCGCCCTTGGGCTTGACTGGGGGTTCAGCAACGACCCTACGGCATTGGTCGCTATCTACCGCCAAGGGGACTGCCTGCTGATTCAGGAACTGCTCTACGCCACGGGCCTGACCAACCAAGACATCGCAGACAAACTGCGGTCCTTGGGTATCACAAGGGCTTGGGAGATAGTTGCCGATTCAGCAGAACCCAAGAGCATCGAGGAAATCTACCGTCTTGGCTTTAACATCAAGCCAGCGGAGAAAGGCCCCGATTCGGTTCGGAACGGGATTGACATCTTGAAACGCTTCAAATTGCAGGTAACCAAGGATAGCACCAACCTCATCAAGGAACTGCGCTCCTATACTTGGGCGACCGACAAAGAGGGCAAGAACACGGGGGTTCCGATTGATTCCTTCAACCACGCCTGCGATGCGATGCGGTATGTGGCACTCAACAAGTTAAGAGTAAGCAACTCAGGGAAGTATGTTGTGGTGTAACTTTGCAGGACTAAACCTCTAAACAATATGAAAGATTTTGTCGTGCGCCTATTAGACGAAAGAAGCGAACTTAACAGAAAAATGGCTAAACTTTATGATTTTATTGAAAGCGATGAGGCTGAATCAATTGATAAAGTTATGCTTGGACTGCTTAGAGTTCAATATCAATTAATGAAAACCTATCACACCATTTTAGACGAAAGAATAGACTTGCTGCTTAAATGAACCACGAACGCATCCTTGACCTGCTAATCGAAATCGGGAAGACGCTTGCAGCCGTTTTCTTTATCATCACCCTTCTAACCCTCCTTTGGACCTTATGAGCGAGTTTAAACAATACCGAAGAAAGCAAATTGCGGAACTTCGCCCTTTTCAGGGAGGCGAAGAATTATCCGAAAGAATATCAATATCGCAAGCCGATAGGGACAATGGAAGCCCGAAGGTTGGGGACATGATTGCCCGAAACCCCAAGAACCATGACGACCAATGGCTTGTTGCAAAGCAGTATTTTGAGGACAATTTTGAACCAGTCATGATGACTTTCATAAACTCATGAAAGTCGTTCACTACTACCACATCTACTGCGGGGGCAACTGGCAGTTAATCCTCAATCAACACATGATGGCGGTCTGCAATTACGGGCTTATCAACGTCTTGGACGAAATCCGTGTAGGCATCGTCGGTCCACCCGAACAACGCAAAGCGGTCAAGGAGGTGCTGGAAGGCTCGATGGTTGCAGATAAGGTCAAGGTCGTAGTAACCCGAACCAACGCTTGGGAGCAGGCGACGCTGACTGAAATGTACCGGGCAAGTCAAGAAGAAGAAGCCGTGTACCTGTACGCCCACACCAAGGGGGCAAGCGACCCATCATTGATAAACCAGTTGTGGAATCGAAGCATGACCTTCTTCAACGTGGTTGCTTGGGAACGCTGCCTGCAACTGCTGGAAGGCGTGGATGCGGTGGGCTGCCATTGGATTACCAAGGAACAGTTCCCTCACATGGCTGACCACAACAACCCCGATGGCTATCCCTACTTTGGTGGAACCTATTGGTGGGCCAAGTCGTCCCACATCAAGGAACTGGGTGAGCCGGAACGCAAGCAGAGGTGGCAGGCCGAGCATTGGATTGGCAAGAAGCCTGACACGAAGGTCCACGACACCAACCCCGGATGGCCGGGTCCCGAAAAATTTGTAATCACGTTTTAGCATGAAGGTCCCTATCCTCATTACCAACTTTAATCTTTTCACTTGGCCCAAGGCAATGGTCAAGGAACTGCAACGGATGAAGGAATGCGGTCCTATCATTATCATTGACAACGGTTCAACTTACGGCCCTACCTTGGAGTGGTACGATTCGCTAAAGGGGAATGAGGACGTTTCGGTAGTTCGTACGGGGCAGAACTTGGGACATCTTGTGGCATGGAGGCTCGGATTTGACAAACGCATCAAAGCCGATTTTGGCTACCCCGATTACATCGTAACCGACCCCGACCTCGACCTTTCGGGATGCCCTGACGACACCATCGTACGGATGCGTGAACTTTGGTACGATTCGCCTTCGTACCCCTACATCTACCGGGACGAAGAAGCCAAGGACTTTAACGGGGTGCAGTTCAATGTCAAGGACAAAATTGGCCTCGGCATTCGTGTTGACGATGTTCCCGAAAACGCCCTATTCTTCCAACCTGCTGAACATCGCTACCACAAGCAACCGACCTATGGCAACCTTCGCTTGGCTCCAGTTGATACGACCTTCGCCTTCTACCATGCCGACACCTATCAGGTCTGCATTAGCGGTGCGAGGACGATGACCCCCTACGAGGTCAGGCATCTGCCCTACTACATCACACCCGTTGAGATGAACTCGGATTGGGAGTTCCGGCAATACCTTGACAAAGCAAACCACTCCAGCACGGCCAAGAAGATAGCCGATGGACTTCAAATCGGATAATATGCCCTACTCACACCCGTTCCACAAAGACTTTGTTGGCAACCATATCCGCTCGGTTCTAACCGAATCCGACCGGGTGCTTGACATTGGATGCGGTTGCGGAACTTACGCCCTGCTGCTTCCCGACATCAAAATGGATGGCATCGAGATTCACGAGCCGTATGTCAGCCGATTCGGTTTGCAGGACCTTTACCAAACCCTGCATATTGGGGATATTCGTGAGTTCGATTTTTCGGCCTACACCTACCTGATTATGGGCGATGTCTTTGAGCATTTAACCTTTAACGAGGCGAGGGACCTGCTTACCCGAATGAATGGCAAGAGGGTCATGATTGCCGTGCCTTATATGTACAGGCAGGGCGAATGGGAAGGGAATGTGTACGAAACGCATTGGCAACCCGACCTGACCCCCGAAGTGATGGCGTTGAGATACCCCGAACTGAAATTGCTCGTTGGGGATGCGGTGTACGGCTACTACATAAACTACTGACCCATGAAACTCCAAGACCTCACCATCGACCAGTTCCAGCGCATCGGAGCCATTGAGTTCAGCAGCGTCCTTGGGGACTACGACAAGCGTGCAGGGGTCGTTGCAATCGTTGAGGGGGTCGATATATCACTCGTCCGAGAAATGTCCGCCAAGAGCGTCCTAAAGAGATATAAGGCCATTATCAGCGAGTGGAACGCATTGCCCGCCCTTGGGTACAAGCGAAAGTTCAAAGCCGGGGGCAAGTGGTGGATTCCGACGGTGTTCACGGATGAGTTGACTGCTGGGCAGTTGATTGAACTAATGGACGCAAACACGACGGACGAGAAACAACTCCTGCAGAACCTTCACCGAATCATGGCTACTCTATGCCGTGAGGGCGGTCTATTCGGATTATTCCCGAAAAAGTACGACGGGGCTGCCCATGCTGAAAGAGCCGAGTTGATGAAAAAACACGCCAAGGTGGGCGACGTTTGGGGGGTTGTCAGTTTTTTTTTGCTGAGTTCAGAAAGTTACTTGAAGGTTTTGAGCGACTATTCCAAGCACCTGATGACGAAGGCAGGGGAGTTGACGTAAGCCCTCTCGCTGGCTACGGATGGCTCATGGTCGTCTGGAGGATGGCAAACAAGGACGTGCTGAAGTTCGATGCCATCTTCGCAATGAAAGCGGTGGAGTTCCTAAACTATGCCCTCCTGATTCACGACATTTTGGAAGCCGAACGGATGGAGGCTGAAAGAGCGAGAAGAAGGTAGTATATTTGCATTAGTCAGGTGGCGCAATCGGAAGACGTTGTTCCAAAGTACAAGGAACGTAAAATGGGGTAATCCTCATAGCATACAGGTTCGAATCCTGTCCTGACTACACATTCCAGCACGGGGGACATTTACCCGTATGGAAACAACCATCCTCGCCAATGGCAAGCCCGTAGGGAAGTTCGGCAGCGGTTCGATGAAAGGCATCGACGAAACCGCTTTGGAGGGGATTGGTTCAGTCGTTGGCCCCAAGGGTGGAGGCAAGTCGCCAACCCACGACGTGCTGGTCAAGTGGATTGAACGGGTCATCGAACTTGCGAAGAAGAACCTCGAATCAGCCAACGCAAATGCAGGGGGAACGCTCTCGGCATCCATCGCACCCGAAGACATCGAACTATCGGCAAAGCAAATCGTGGTGGCTATCATGGCTAACCCCTATTGGAAGTACGTGGACCAAGGGGTGCGAGGCAAAACGTCAAGCGTAAAGGCTCCGAGGTCGCCATTCCAATATCGGGACAAGTACCCACCTGCCCAAGCAATGGCCGATTGGATAGCCAACAAGGAAAAACCCGTTGTGCCAACCTATTCCCGTGAACTCAAGCGGATGCGGACGAAGCAGGAGCAGGGGTTGGTGGATGGCAGGTCGGTTGCCTATTGGGTATTCCAGCGAGGGACACGGGCCACGAACTTCATGTCCAACGCCCTATCCCCTGAAATGATAGACGTTTTGGTGAACACAATCGCTGAAACCCTTGGCAAATCCATAAGCGTAGCAACCAAACTATAAAATGGCAACAACCGTCCTTTCAGGGTCGCCTCTCGTAGCAACCCCCGTTTACAACAAGATGCTCTTCAAGGTCAGCGGTTCGCTGATTGCACAACCCAATTACAGGTACGTCTGCGATGTGAAGAACCCAGCAGGGACGACCCTTGCCCGGCTCAAGTGCGACAAGTTACCTTCGACGAACTTCGGGTTCTTTGACGTTGCCAAGGTCGTTGAAACGCTGATTGCACCGACTAAGCCATCGCTGACTCAAACGGGCTTCGTGGATCATGCCGGGTACTATTCGGGGTATCGCCTCGACTTCATGGAGGAATACGGCAACACCCCAGTCGTGCAGACGGGAACGGTTACAACCGTCAGCGGGGTCATGGGGTTTGCGGGGAACTTGGAGCAGTTGGAGTTCCAAGACTGGAGCCTAAGCCCTTACTTCCGAATCGGGTCCTCGTTCAACTCCGTTAAGCCCTTGACAACGCCATCGGCCTTCACCGTGTATCGTGGAGGCAAGGCTTGGCTTGCTATCAACGCCACGAAGTTTACTGCCGTGTCCGCCAATGACACATACCTCGTTTCGGGCCGTGTCGCATATAAGGGAGTTAATTACGACATAGCGGTCAGTCCAAGTTTGTCAGGCACTACGGATTTCAATATCCAACGCTTCGGGTGCGGACCTGCTCAACTATCGGGAACCATCGCAGCACTAAGCGGAGCAGTTGAGGGGGATTCCTACACGGTGCAGTTCTTGGCTAATCAGGGCTTGGGGTCAGTCATCACGACCTTCACCTTCGGACCATGCGAGCGATTCAACTCCATCCCGGTCCATTTTCAAAACAAGTACGGAGGCATTGACTCCTACACCTTCACGCTCAAGAACCGCAAGAGGGCCAACATTACCCGGCAGACGTTTGGCTATAATTCAGACGTTTATGCGACCACCACCTACGACAAGGTGTGGGCAGGGGAGTTCGACTACGTTTACGCACTCAACTCGGACTGGCTCACGGATGCCGAGTCGGCTTGGCTGATTGAGATGATCCGATCCGGGCAGGTATGGCTTGAACTGGATGGGCAGTTAGTTGAGGCTATCGTCAACGCTAATACTTACCAATTTACAACTCGCAGGAACGACCGCCTGACTCAGTTGCAGGTTGAGGTTGCCGTGGCTTACAAGAACAACATCCTATGAGCGTAACCCTCATCGCCTACCCGACCGCTGACTACACCACCGACTTACAGGCTTGGAATGCGTTCAACGACCGAGCCGATGCCGATGGTGCTACAAGCCGAGAGGACGCTTGTTTTGGCTGCCTGTTCTCAACCTTTGCGACGCTTTACGACCAACCTGAACTGGCTTATGTGTTGGACACCATGGGTGGCACGGACATAGCCATCACGTTCAGCATTGACGACATAAACGACATCACCAAGCGTAGGGGGTCGTTCTCCAAGACGATAGAGTTGCCTAATACGACAACCAACGCAAGCCTGTTCAAGTTTGCCTACAACGTGCAGTCCTTTGTCGGTGGATTCCAACCGAACAAGAAGATTCGTGCGGCTATGTGGGAGGATGGGGTCCAAGTGTTCAGCGGTGCGATGCAGTTGCTGTCCATGAGCAAGACCAAGGGCGAAGTAACCTACGAGGTCGGCCTGTTCAGCGAGGACGTGAGCCTATTCCAAGATATCCAAAACAACCTGCTCGTCAACACGGCTGGCGTTACCGGGATGAATCACACGCTGACCTCGGCCCACGTTTCTGCGACTTGGACGGCATTAGGTGCGAGTGGTTACGTTTACGGCTTGGTGGATTCCTACGGAGCCACGGATGTAATTACGCAAGGTTGGTTTGCTATCCCTTACTGGAAGATGGGGCCGTCCATTTACGTCAAGAAGATGGTGGACCTGATTTTCGCACAGGCAGGCTATCGGTACACATCCAATTTCTTCAACTCGACGCTATTCAAGAAACTGGTCATTCCTTACTCTGCTGGGACGATACCCGTTACCCTGTCCGGGTCGAACACCTTTGCGCAAACTACTGGCAATATAAATGCGTTCGGCACGTCGTTTACAAAAGCGTTCTTCCAAAACGATTCCGTTGCCCCCTATTATGACCGAAGCGGTTATTGGGTCGCATCGTCCAGCACGTTTGTCGCTCCTACATTGCCGACAAGATGGAACGTCAGTTTTAATTTTAAACCAGCAACGGCATCCCCAATAAACAGGGATTCTCAAGGTGTTTTGAGGTTGTTGGATATTGACACAAGCGGAACCATTGCAAGCCAAACGGTCATCCTGTCAATCACTACAAACTCGTCAGCAGTTTTTCAAAACGTGCAATTAAGTGAGAAGCAGCGTGTCATTGTAGAATACAGGGAGGATAGAAACGGATTGACCACTTTGCCATCCGGCTCTACAATTCTTTGGGAGTGCCTTGAAAACCCCCAAAGCATCGGAGTCGTTGATATGCGGACCGCACTCCCTGCTGACGTGAAGCAGAGCGACCTGCTCGTTGACCTTCAAAAGATGTTCAACCTTTACTTCATGCCCGATGCACAGGATCCAAAACTCCTATACATTGAGCCGTTCAAGGACTTCTACTCCAGCGGTGTGGTTGACTGGACGCAGAAGGTGGACGAGAACCAAGAGCAGTTGTTGACCAATGGCGACCCCAACCAATACAAGTCGCTTGTGTTTAAGTACAAGGACATGGGCGATTACCTGTCCAAGACCTACAAGTCAAGCAATCCGCTCGCCAAGGAAGGGTACGGAGGCCGTCAGTTCTTGACGCAAAACTTCTACGGCAAATCCGAGTTTGTCTGCGAAACAATGGCCGGAACGCTGATACCGGGTTCGTTCACAACCGACAAGGTCATCGGTAGGGCTTGGGACTTGGAAGGCAGCACGGCAAGCGGTACGGTCAAGCAGTTGAACACGGGATACCGATTAGCACAATATAACTCAATCGCTCAAGGCACAACGTCTTGGTTCTATCAAACAGGCGTGAGCGGTTCGTTTGCTACGGGTGAGTATGTCGCCAACGTTCCATTCGTGAGCCACATTGACAACCCCTATGCACCCACCGAGGACCTTGCCTTTGGTATTCCGAGGCAGGTCTTCTACAACGCAGTCAACGCAAGCGGTACGCCAATCACCTACACGAACAACAACCTTTACAACAAGTATTGGCTCAACTACATCACCGAAACGACCTCCAAGGAAGCCTTGCAGTTGGAGTTGACCATGGTCTTGAACTGCGTGGACATCTACCAACTCGACTTCCGAAAGCCGATTTATTACAACGGCATTCGATGGCGTTTGCTGGAGATTCGGGACTATACCGTAGGCGAAGCAAAGCCTTGCCGGGTAACGCTCCGAAGGATTCTCAATCTCGCAGAGTTTGTGCCTATAACGAGCGTCCCAATAACAAGCGACCCTGCTGGATTACCGAACGGACCTATCGACCCCGACCCAGCAGATCCTGACTACGAACCACCCATCAACCCTGAATTACCAACCCCCGGATAATGGCAGTAACTAAAGAAATCGTCCTCGAAGTAGGAATCAAGGACTCCACCGCACAAGGCACGACGAGTGCGAAGCAGCGTCTGCGTGAACTCCAAAAGACGCTCATTGATATGTCTTTGGCCGGGCAAGAAGGCACGAAGGCTTTCAAGCAAATGGAGGCCGAGGCAGGGAAACTCAAAGACCAAATCGGGGACACCTCGCAGCGAATCAAGACCCTTGCAAGCGATACCGTAAGGATCGACACCGTTGTTTCAGCGGTGCAGGGTATAACGGCAGGGTTCCAAATCGCCCAAGGTGCAGCAGCATTGTTCGGCTCCGAGAACGAGGACTTGCAGAAATCTTTACTCAAGGTCCAAGGGGCCATGGCTCTTGCTACTGGAGTGCAGCAGGTAGCCAACCTGCTCAACAAGGACTCCATCCTAATCACCCAAGGGCAGGCAGCAGCGCAGGCACTCTACGCAACCGCAGTCGGGGCAAGTACCGGGGCGATGAAGGCGTTTAGAATCGCCCTCCTTGCAACGGGTATCGGTGCAGCAGTCGCAGCCGTAGGGCTTTTGGTCGCCAAGTGGGATGAACTCACCGCAGCGGTCCGCAGGTTCCTGAACCTACCCGACCCAGCCATCGCAGCCAAGGCGAGGGAGGACGCTTTGATGCGTGAAGAAGCAGCCCTCTCCAATTACCGGGATGCATACGAAGCCCACACGGAGGCGCAGATTGA